TTTTGTGTGCTCCTTCTGAAATTGGAGACATAACGGTTACTGCTCATTACGACAATGACCCGGTTGCGTCAGATAGCCAAACTGGCATAGAAGAAAAACTTCAGAAATTGCGTCCATTGGTTGGTCGTGCACTTTATGACGTAACCATTCAAACTTACGACTGTGACGTAAACAGCGTAGTTCCAGGAACTGGAAGACTTTACAAGAGCGCACTCTTGGTAGGTTTGACAGAGCCAGATGGTGACTCATCTTCTGGAGCACCTTCTACGTTCGCCCTCACATTTGCTGTGGAAGACGTTAAAAAAGCTTAATTTCATTAAAATTTAGTTTCACTACTTACGTTGTGACTTGTGCTAAGTTTCTGCCATGACAGAAAATACAGAACTTTTCACAACAGTAGAAGAGGGCCCAGCCCCAAAGCCAGCGCGTCCAGCTGCTAAGCCAGCTGCTCAAAAAGAAGAAACACTTCTTGCGCGACTTACTGAGACTATTAAGAAAAAAGTAGAACGTTCACACGTCTATCTTGACGTTCCAGAACGTGAAGGCGTAACCATAAAGATAAGCCCCAACATAACGCAGCAGCAGATGAGAAACTGGCGCAAGCAGGCGGGCGAAGATACAAGAAACGGCATGGATGCCACAAAGTTTGCTTGCATCGTAATCGGCGCAACTACTGCAGGCATCTGTATGTCCGGAGAAGAAGTATTTGACGAAGATGGCTACGAATTAAACTTTGCATCAAGTCAACTTTTTGAAATGACAGACACGACACGTGCAATAGATTGCGTAAAAGTTTTCTTTGGAGTTGACCCCCACATTGAAGCAGCAGCCTTGGCAATCCTTGATGCAGCAGGATATTCAGATACGGTTGAAACTGTGGACCCTACGAAGGAGTCCTAGACGAATTAGTCGAAGACTCCAGAGTTATCTCAGCAGCCAGACTTGGCGAACTGTTTGGTACCGACCCAATAAAGCTATTAGAGTCTACCGATACTGAGTGGTTCCTACGTTTGGCATGTGCTAAAGTTATAACTAACGACCGCGAAGAGCAAGACCGCAGAAGCAAGGCAAATACGGCCTAAAAGCGAGATTCTTACACTCACGTGATTTTGGCAAAATCGTGGAGAGAAGAATATGGCAGAGAATGTCAACATAAAACTTGATGCTGACATAGCCAGTTTCCTTGCTCGAATGAAACAGGCTGAAAAAGCCTTAAAAAGTTTTAAGCGAGAACAAGGAAAAACGCTTGCATCCTCTAAAAAAGGACTGTCATCAGGCGCAAGTGATGTCGACGAATTCGCAGAGCGCACTGAACGTGCTTTTGTTTCCATGAAAAAACATTTTGACAACTTTGACAAAGGTACCAAAATGATGGGAACCGGACTACTCAAGTTTCTTGGCAAAGGAATTAAGTTTACACTTATCCAGCTTGGACTTATGTCTGTTGCTCTAGTTGCCATACATGGCGCATTCCTTGTCGGGCAAGGAATAATGAAGGGTTATCAATTCATAATGAAAGGGCTAGCTGGTGCTGCGGCATCAGCAGCAATTGCACTTTCTACGGCTGCTGCCGCAGTGCGTGAACAACAAGCTGCAATGTTCGCCTATAAAGGCGGAGGAATGGCTCAATTTGGGTCTGGATTAAATCAGACCAGAGTTGCAATGCGTTCTTATGCTACCGACGCAAGCCTTGCTGGATTAGGAACAAAGAACCTTCAAAAAGCATATGCCGAAATGGCAAAGACAATGAACTCTGGGCAGATAGCCGGGTCCAAGGCAATATACAAATCTCTTCAGGATTTTGGGGCAGCAGGACAAGACCCTGGAGCAGCTCAGGAAAAAATTGGTGCCTTAATTGCAACGCTGAACGATGCCAAAAAAGGCTACGGCGATGTGCAAAAAGCAGCAAAAGAGCTTGGTCCAGAAATGGAAAAAGCATTAAAAGATTCTCAAGTCAAAACAAAAGAAGGCTTCAAGGAACTGCTCCTGTCTGGTGATTTGGCTAAAAAAGGCGGTGTTTTTGGCCAGTTTGACGCAGTTAGCTCAACTCTTATTGGTCAAGCAAAAACTTTTTTCAGCTTACTAAAAGAACAATTTGCTGATTTTGGTCAACAGTTTCTTGAACCAGCAAAAGTTGCAATGCAGAAAATATTCAAGATAATAAAAGACGATTTTCTTAGGGTTACTGCAGAACTTCAGGTATTCGGAAGTTCAACTTTTTTTGACGGACTAGTTTCTATTGTTGAAAAACTATCTAACTTTTTTGTAAAACTAATTAGAGAATGGCTACCACAAACTAAAGGCATGTTTAACGCCCTTGGCGATTGGATGAAAAGGTTTAAAAGGGGTTGGGATGAAGTACTTGAAAAACTACGCCCATTTATAGAAGGCGCAAAAGTAATTGAAAAAACACTCAAGCCAATATTAAGCGTAATCGGTGAAGAGGGTGCAGCTTCGTTTAAGGAATTTAATAACCAATTAAAACTAAACGAAAAAAACGTCGTAGAGTTTGGCGAAAGAATTGCAGACCTTTTGGGTTCATTCTTCAAATTGTCAACCGAGTTTAAAAGAATGTTTTTTGAGGCCCTCCCTTTCATCAACGACATGGTTAAGGGCTTGACTCAAGTATTTGACATGTTGCGTGGAATCCTCACACAATTCACCAATCTTGGTGGAGCAACGGGTGGGTTGATGGCGTTCTCGATTATGGCTAGGCAAATGAAGGGGACAAAGGGTGGACTTCTTCCTACAGCCAATACTCAGACAATGAATGTTGGCACGCTGAATGTCACCAATGCTCCAGGCCTACAAAGAACTCCAACGGGTCAAACGCTTCCAACAAGTCCAAGAAACCCATTTAATCCAGGAACTCCAGGAGTAAGACCAATTCCTGGAGGCCCTGGAACTATGCCTCCAGGTCCTAATGTACCATTCATCCCATCCCCTGTTTATCGAGGACAGCAGCCTCAAGTCCCCACAAGCCCTCAATCACCAAGTCTCTCCTCGGGTGCGTATGCCCCTGCCATAGCTAGTTATCGGACACCAGGGCTTAGCTCGGGAGCAGATGACGGCGGAGCGCTAGTAGACAAAAGGCGCAGATTCTCGCCTAGGGCCGCTGATATGTATTCAATGAGAACCTTCTACCCAAGATTCAAGGAATCAATAAAGGGCACCTTAACCGGTAGGGGCATAGACACATCTGACGGCACTGGCCAGTTCATGGGGATGAGAGACAGGGCTAGAACAGGCGCAGAGTTACTCAAAAACAAAGACTACATGGGGCTCGCAAGGAATGCCGCGCAATCTGGCAGGAATGTAGGCGTTGGTGTACAAACATTAATTCGGTCGGGAGCGGCCCCAGCTATAGGGCCAACTGGAATGGCGGATGCGAGCTATGGCGGAATGCTTACCATTAATAAAGAAACAGGGCTACCCGAAGAGAAGGATGGGAAACTCGTATCTCGCAGCAGGCTTACTGGCAGAACAAAACTAATCGACCCGAATAAAACCACCATGAGAATGATGAGAGCTGGAAGACTTGGTTCTGCAGTACTAGGAAATGAAGCAGCCGGAATAGGCGGCATCAACAACAGCATGGGCGCAAAGATGGGAGCAGGAATTGGCCTGTCCATGATGTCTCAATATGCCCCTGAGGAAATGCGTGGAGCAATGGCTCTAGGTGGAACTATTGGTGCATTTAACCCTCTTGCAGGACTTGCAGTAGCTGGACTTGGTGGAGCAATGAAAGCTCAGGGCGCTGGGTCTGGGGCATTGGCTGGAGCCGCCGGTGGTGCCGCACTAGGAACAATGATAGCCCCAGGTGTAGGAACGGCAATAGGTGCCGCTATTGGTGGTATTGGCGGATTCATCAGGGGTGGCGCAAACAAACTTAAAGCTCAGGCAAAAGAAGCTAGAGAAACAATGGGAGCAGCCATTGATGGAGTAGCACAAGCATTGTTCTCAAAGAGGGCTATGGAATTAGCAAGAAACGCTCAAATCTTAGCTGAGGGTGGAACAGTCGCCAACAGGGGAGCATTTGAAGGTACGGGTGCAGCTTTTAAACAAAAACTTAGTGGTGTTTCCGGAAGTGTCGACAAGACACTTGCTATGGGGGATACGGATAAAACTAGCTATGGAAGAAATATCGCCGGAGCAGGTCTGATGGGAGCAGCAGTCGGTGGAACGATGGGTATGGCTTTGGGCCCAATAGGAGCTGCTATCGGAGCGGGAATAATGGGAACCATTGGACTTGGAATAGGGGCTCTTTTCTCTGCTGGAGATTTTGTTAAAGGATTGTTCGGTGGAGATAATAAAAAAGCAAAAGCTCAAGCAAAAGCACTAGAAGAAATATACAACAAGCAAGAAGAACTAGGGATAAAAATATCAGAAGAGCAATACAAGACAATGCTCAAAGATAAAGAAGCTTCATTGAAAAAATTCCAAACGCAATTCAAGGCGGAAACAGAAGCTGGAGAAATGCTTGATAGAACATACACTTCTCGCCTAGATGAGCTTGAGAAAATTACTGGAAAAACAAGGCCAGAACTTGAATTAATGGCCCAGACAATGGGTGTTGACCTATACGACGGTACAGTAAAATTCAACGATGTATTAACAAAACTTGGATTGAATATTGAAAAAACAGCTATCCAGATGCGTCAGGCAAACACCGACGTATTTATCAAGGGTGGTTCAGAATACGAAAAAATGATAGAGCAAATAAAAGCTCCTTTGATTTACGATGAGATTATAGCTAGCCTCGATGCCCAAATGAGCGGTGCTGGCGGAGCTTCCGACATAGACATACTAACTGCAACTCAAAAATTTGGAGAAGCATCCCTTGCCGCTACTGGCGGAGACCCAATTGCGGCATATTTCGACAACCTTAAGCAACTGGGAACAAAAGAAGACCCAGGCAGGCTTTTCCAGGCGGGTGGAGCCATGGAGGGGCAACAAGATAAATACTTTACCGATGCAGTAACAAAGACACAGGAGCTTGCTAGAAAATCGCAAATTACTGGATTTGCTGATGTAGCAGCAGGTCAGCTTGCTACCAAACTTAGTGCTAACAACATGTCCATAGACCAAGAAGCCCTAAAAGGCAAGATACTAAGTATGGACCCAGCTAAGCAACAAGAACTTCTCACGAAGCTCCAAGATGGAACATTCGACATGGGCCAGATGACCGAGGGCGGCTCTAGGGAATCATATGGTCAGGCTGCGGAAAGAAAATTCACCGGTTTATTTGGCAGTACAGAAGGTCTTGCAATAAGTCAAAGACCAGAAGCAAAACTCAATGAATCTGCAACCGCAATGGCAACCGCTACGACCGATTTTAAAAATGCAGTTGAAAAATTAACAGGCATGTCCAAAGATGCATTTTCGCTCACGCCAAAAAGCATAACTGCACAAACCATAAATGCTACTTCAATTACCGTTAACGGCAAACCAGTAGAGGGAGGAGATACCAGCTCCCCTAGAGGTAAGGGAATTGGCGATACAACGTCATCGCGTCTTTCACAAACAATGGCTAGGCATGCCTCTATGGATGGAATGTTAAGTGGCAAGAGGACAGTAACTTCTTCATTCAGAACATTTGCACTTGGTTCTCCAAGTTCTGACCACTTTACAGGTAGGGCAATTGACCTCGTAGGGGCAAATCTTGGACAGTACAAATCACTCGCTGAAGCAAACGGCGGTTTCGCAGAGTTTCATGGTCGTGGTGGTTCTAGACACCTCCACGTTGTTCCTGGACCAGGCGCCATAGGGGATACTATGGCCCCAGTTGGAACTGGCACAGCAAAGGGATTACCAATTTCAAATACTGGTGGCGGAATAAGTTATTTTACAATAAATATAAATGGCTCAAATTCCTCACCAGACGAAATAGCAAACAAGGTTATGGCGAAACTCAGAGACAAAGAAAGAGCAAGTAGGGAGAGGGGCTAAATGACAATCGAAGACACATTCATGGGCCCTCTTGGGAGCAGGACTAACAGCGAGCCTGGAACCATATATAACTTTTCTATAATTCGAACCTTGCCAGACAGAGAAGGTAGCAAATATCCGGGATTTCCAATATTTGCAAAATATAAAAAAGTAACACCACCCACCACGGCAAGATTTGACGGCACCAGTTGGGATGCGGGCATAACTAGAGTTATAGACAGAATTGGAACGGAAGAATGGTGGCTTCCTTTTGCTGACGAGGGTTACAGACTTTATACAAAGGGAGCTGAATTAGTAGACCAGGTTCGCATAAAAAGTGCTGGAAGCTCAGCAATAGATTTTTCAGCAAGAGTACCAACGCAATCATCTGAAAAATTCATTCTTGGTACAAGGCTTAAATTTGGTGGAAAACAGTATGTCGCAACAGCGAAAACAGCCCCCTATGACTCTTTGTTAAAAACAGATTCTTTTGCTGAATTAAAAGGCTTATCATCTCCAGCAAACCCATATACATATCAATACATACAACTATGGGTTCTTGACTCCAAAGAGTCAGGTGCTAGCTATGTTCAGGATGGACAATTGGTAATTCCATTTTATTGGTGGAATCCAAAAACTAAAGTTTTTAATTCAGTGAAAAGTAATTTCAACCTCACTTTTGACCCGAGGCTCAGAAATAACACTACGAATCAATCTATTGCAGAAAGATTCATTAAAGAAATTGTTTCTCTTACTGGTGGGCTTGAAAGGGGCTTAGGTATTGCAGAAGACTTTTCAGGCCTATTTAGCCCAGCCATGAGCGGTGAGTGGAGATTAAGCATTGGACAAGCCATAGTTAAATACTATGTAGATAAGGGAATAAGCGTTGAAGCAGCAATAGCTCTCGCGGAACAAGTGAGGACTGGGAACTTTACTGCTCCTAGCGGTTCTTCCACTGGTGCTGGACAAGGCACAAAAGGAGGAAATGCTGCAAACAACGGTTTAGGGCAACCGGCCTTCAGAACAAGAAGAACAGTAAGTGTGCGTAATAATTTCTCCGGAACTGGTGGTTATGTTACGCCATCGGCAAGAGACTCATCTTCTGCTCCCCAAATGGTTCAGCAGTACAGGCTCCCCCCGGACAACACACCCGTAACGCTTAGGCACATTTTTAGATTTGCTCCTAACCAAATAAATTATTCATCACTTGGTTCAAACTGGGTAGATATCGAGCGCTCAGGGAATACTCCGCTCGTTGATTGGTCTGGCTATAAATTAATGCAGGTTTCTTTTTCATTCCTGGTAGCTGGTGATGATGATGCAAACTTCGATTTTCCAATATCTTCTGACAATAGAATAAATATAGATATAGACGAAAAATTGTCAGAACTTAGACAGATGGCAACAGCTCCATATCCGGTAACGCTACTTGGGTTTGACGAGATGCTAACAGACCAAATGAGATTCCCGTTTGACGGCGGCAAGGGAGTTGAGTTTGTAATAACTGATTTTTCTATATCTTCTCTCTATAGGACTACTGAAGGAAAAATAAATAGAGCTCAGTGTGAAATAACTTTGCGCGAAATACCAATCGAGACAATAGACCTCGTTGATTTTCCACCATTGAGATTCCCGAGAATACCACCCGTTCCAAAACCGGGTGAAGAGAAACAGCCTCCAAGTAAAACCAGGGCTTCCACAACTTCTGACAACGATAGAATTAGGTTGGGCGGTTCGCTTTGATTGGGTCTACTCAAAACAAAGCAGGACAGCTATCAATAGCTTCACTAGATGACGGTATCCAAGTAAGGATAAATTCATCTATACTAAAAATCAGCGTTGACTACACGATGGGGATGAGCAGTGAGCTTAGCTTTGATGTTGTGGACATGGGCGGAGAAATGCTCAGGAGAAATTACTTTGAAATGGGCCGTGATGTTCTCTACACAACAAACACTATGGTCCCATTTTCCGATGATGCCTTCTCTCAAGCGACCGGAATATCTGCACCAAACCGGGTAATTCAATCTTTTGAAATTGCAAACGTTACGGTATCTCAGGGGCCT